TCAGATTCCTTGTTCGCTGAGCCACAGGTTCAGGGCTGCCAATTGCCACAGCTTGGAGCCGCGCAGCGGGGTGAGTTGTCCTTGTGGATCGGTCAGCAGGCGGTCGAGCATCGCCGGGTTGAAGAGGCCACGGTCCTGGCTCGGATCGAGCAGCAGGTCGCGCACCCATTCCAGCGTGTCGCCCTGCAGGTGCTTGAGGCCGGGCACCGGGAAGTAACCCTTCTTGCGGTCGATGACCTCGCTGGGGATCACCAGCCGGGCGGCTTCCTTGAGTACCTGCTTGCCGCCGTCCGGCAGCTTGAACCGCGCGGGTATGCGTGCCGAGAGTTCCGCCAGCCGGTAGTCGAGAAAGGGTGTGCGGGCTTCCAGGCCCCAGGCCATGGTCATGTTGTCGACGCGTTTGACCGGGTCGTCCACCAGCATCACCGTGCTGTCCAGGCGCAGCGCCTTGTCCACTGCGGCAGAGGCGCCGGGGCGATTGAAGTGTTCGCGCACGAACTCACCGGCGGCATCTTCCGCGACCCGCCATTGCGGCTGCACGGTGGCGGCGTAGTCGTCGTAGCTGCGGTCGAAGAACGCCTCGCGGTAGGCGGCCCAGGGATCGGCGGCACCGTCGACCTGTGGGTACCAGTGGTAGCCGGCGAACAGCTCGTCGGCACCCTGGCCGCTCTGCACCACCTTGCAGTGCTTGGCCACTTCGCGCGACAGCAGGTAGAAAGCAATACAGTCGTGGCTGACCATCGGCTCGCTCATGGCGCGGAACGCCGCTGGCAACTGCTCGATGATTTCCCGTTCGTCGATGCGCAACTGGTGATGCTGCGTGCCGTAGTGGCGGGCGATCAGATCCGAGTACTGGAACTCATCGCCGCGTTCGCCTCCGGCATCCTGGAAACCGATGGAGAAGGTCGACAGCTGTTCCACGCCGACCTCGCGCAGCAGCCCGACCAGCAGGCTCGAGTCGACGCCGCCGGACAGCAGCACGCCGACATCCACCGCTGCCCGTTGGCGAATCGCCACGGCCTGGCGGGTGCTGGCGAGTACCCGGTCGCGCCAGTCCTCCAGGCTCAGGTCGAGTTCGTCGGCCTGCGGACCGTAGTTCAGCGTCCACCAGGTCTGCTGTTCGCGCTGGCCATTGGCGTCGATGCGCAGCCAGGTTGCCGGTGGCAGTTTCTCGATGCCGGCCAGCAAGGTACGCGGTGCTGGCACCACGGCATGGAAGTTCAGGTAGTGATTGAGCGCGACCGGATCCAGCAACGTGCTGATATCGCCGCCTTGCAGCAACGCCGGCAGGCTCGAAGCGAAGCGCAGGCGCTGGTCGGTACGCGACAGGTACAGAGGCTTGACCCCGAGGCGGTCGCGGGCGATGAACAGCCGTTGCGCATCGCGCTCCCAGATCGCCAGCGCGAACATGCCGTTGAGCTTGGGCAGCAGGGCCTCGCCCCAGGCGTGATAGCCCTTGAGCAGCACTTCGGTGTCGCCACCGGAATAGAAGGTATAGCCCAGTTGTTCCAGTTCCTGGCGCAGTTCCGGGAAGTTGTAGACCGCTCCGTTGAAGGCCAGGGACAGACCCAGATCGGGGTCGATCATCGGCTGCGCCGAGGCATCCGACAGGTCCATGATTTTCAGGCGACGATGGCCCAGGGCAAGCGGCCCCTGGCTATAGAAACCCCAGGCATCGGGGCCACGCGGCGCCATGTGATGGGTGATCCGCTCAAGGGCGGCCATGTCCGCAGGGTGTTGATCGAAACGTAGTTCTCCAGCTAATCCGCACATGTAACGTAAACCCTTTGAGTTTCGGCACTCTTGGCGTTACTGGCTTTTAGCTCGTACCACTTTTGTACCACTTTCCAACATTTTCAGCTTATCAAGCTCTGCCCAGTCGTTCGGCGAGTTGATCCACTTGGCATATGTGGAGAGCAGCACCTGCACGCTATGCCCGAGTTGCGCGGCGATGAATGCCGGGTTCATGCCGGCCATCAGGCACATGGTTGCGTACGTGTGGCGCGTGTCGTACATCCTGCGGCGCCTAATACCAAGCTTCCGCAAAGCTGCCTGCCAGTAACGTTTTTGACTCGTATCGGATCGTATGTACATCTCCGAACGGTCCCCCGTCCCACTGGGTGCGAACACGTAATCTGAACGCGCCTCGGTGAGCGGTCTGGCTTTTTCGAGCGCATGCAGGGCCCGATCGTTCAATAAAACTTTCCGAGTGCGCTTCGTTTTGGTGCGGTCCTGGATCAAGCCTCGGATCTGAATGCGGCACACATGTGCTGTCTTTTCACGCCTGTCGATCTCGCTCCAGCGCAGAGCCATAACCTCTCCCGGTCGCATGCCGGTGTAGAAACAGAACTCGAAATAGGCTGCGTAAATCGCCGTCATGCCGCTCGTCGATTCATACAAATGGGCAATGATCGAGTCCGCCTCCGCCTTGGTGAATGGATCTACCTCGCGCTTGGGTATTTTGGCGCCAGGGATGGACAGGGCAGGGTTCCGGACGATCAGCTCGTCTGTGACGGCCTGCTGAAAAATCGACACCAAAAGTCCTATCACGCCTTTGCGCCGGACAGGCGAAGTCCACTTGATGTCGTTGATGATCTTGCGCAGCCGGACCGATGTGATCGTATCGATCGGCATCTCGGCTAGGTAAGGCACCCAGTAAATCTGCAGTGCAGATCTGTAGTTGCGACGGGTGTCCTCCACAATCTGCAAGCTGTTGAGCCAGTCCTGGGCGTAATCGAAGAAGATTGGCGTGGACTGCTCCTGAACTACCACGCTGCGAGTGTTAGGAAAGAGCTCGGCGTATTTCTCCACCGTCAGGGCGCCGAGCTTGTCCAGGCCCTTTACTTGAGCACGTAGATTCGCTGCTGCTGCGATTCCTTTCGCGGTCTGAGGGAGGGTGAGCGTCTCGCAACACCGCTTCTTGTTCCAGGTGAAGCGAATTCGGATTGATTGCCCGACAAGTTCGACCCCGGCCGGCAGGTCCACAGGCTTTCGATCCATTCGTCATATCTCCTCTTGCTGTAAATGATCCTGCCGTCAATCTTCGTCCACACCCAGTTGGGGATGATTCCTTTCTCACGCTTGCGTTGAAGCGCCTTCGCTGTACACCCCACCAATTCGCCCATCCGTTTTTCGGTGACCTTGTCGTGCGCGTGGTCCTCAGGCAGATTCTCTGCTGCTGCCATCGTTATTCCTCCTGACTCGTCAGATTCTGTCTGTCGGCGAAGTCGCGGCCGACAGCGCTGGTGGGGAAGTGCTCGAGGACTCTCACGCCAGCACCCCCGTGGTCTTCGCTGCTGCCGCCACGATGAAGAACGAAACCAGAAAGCACGAAGCTGCAAGCATCGGATGGTCGCTGTAGATCAGTGCGTACAGCTGGAAGCAGGTACTTGGCACACTGATCCACCAGTACTGCATGATCCGCTGGGCGGCATCGCCGGTGACCAGGCCTCCGAGCACCCCCATCCAAGCCGTGATGTTGAATAGCACCACGACGTAGAAGGCGAACTGATGGAGTTGAGCACCGCCGAACAGCAGCGACAGGCTGACGATTGCGCTGATGGCCGTAGAAATCAGGGGCTGGATCATGCCTGGCCTCCTGCCAACGCTGCCAACGCTGCCAGCTCGGCCACCAGCGCATCGGTGCGCCCGTAGAACTTGCCGGCGTCCTCGTTCACGAAGCGCTCGATCACGTTTGCTACGGCCTGCTGGTTGGCCAGGCCCTGCAGGTCAGCCAGGGGAGCGAGAACGTCGGTCGACGGTGCATGGACGAATGCGTCTTGGCTGATCCGCATCGTACGCACGGGGCGGATGCCCTTGCACTTACTGGCCCAGTTCGTGGTGGGAGTGCACCAAGGCAGCATGTGGAGGCACCAGGAACTGCCAGCGGCATTCTGCGTACTGGTCCAGTACTCGGTGTGCGTAAAGGCCTGAGCAGGCCCGCGAGTACCATCTACGGTCCAGTACCTATCCCAGTCCGGCAGTTGCAGCAGGTTGGCCCGCAGCAACTGCAACTGTTCGACGCTTGGCAAGTGCCAGCCACGCTGGCCACGGATCGTCATGGCCAGGACCTTGCGCGCTATGGCGCTGCCAGCTTCGGCCATGGCCACGGTGTTGGCGTGGCCGTCATGGAAGGACTGGGCGCCGCGCACCGTGATGCGCGGGCCGGGCTGCTGCCACCACTGGGCCAGGGTCTCGAACTCGCGGCCGGAGTCAATCACGGCATGCTCGGCTCCGTTGAAGAACATCCGGCCGGCGAAGAAGCCGCCGGCGAGCGGCTGGCCGATAGCAGGCAGGGCGGCGGGGGTCGATTTGACGGCGTTTCGATGGCTTCCGCTCCTCCATGTCCGCAACGGCGCGCAGGCGCAGGGTGATGCCACACTCGCGCGCCAACTGGTTAAGGCGCCCCACGCTGGTGGTGCTGTCCTGAAGCGCCTTGCCGAAGCGCACCAGGCGCTCGCCCAGGTCGTCGAACTCATTGAGAGCAGGCTTTGTCTGGCTCATGGCTTTATCCCCAGGATTGCGCGAATTCGCTTGGCCAGGTCGCTATCGCTGAACGACGCGCCCCAGCCGTGCGGCACCTCGTTGAGTACCTCCTCCAGAAGGGCCTCCCGCTCGGCAACAGCCTCCTGCAGGTCACCCTCAGAGGCGCCGGCTATCACCGCAAGGCTCTCATTGATGCCTACGCGGACGCTGGAGCAGAGCCGGGCCGACTCAACCACCTTCTCCAGGGTTCCCCCTTCCGGCGCGCGCAGCACCAAGCTGATGCGGTCAGGCGCCTGCATGACGACCTCCCTGCGCAGCCTTGAAGCCAGCGAGGAACACGTCGTAGTGAGCCCGCGTACAGGCGTCGACGAAGCTTCCGCGCCCTTTCACCAAGTGCTCCTCCGGAAGCCCCGAAGGGTTGAGCTTGATGAACAGGTCAACTGGGTCTGCCAGTGCAGGCGCAGGCAGAGATTCAGCAACGCGGCGCTGGTGGATCTCTTCACGATCGATCACCACCCCTTTGGGGGCCTCGATGCCGAGGCGCACCTGGTTCCCGGTGACGCTCGCAACACCGACACGAATGTTTCCTCCGATGACAATGTTTTGACCTACGTTGCGGGTGAGCATGAGCATGCGTTTCTCCTTTCGCCAGGCAAGCCGAATCCCGGCCGCGTTGTTGGCTTTCGCAAAAAGTTGTGGGTGTTGCTGGGCGGAAGTTATGCCTTGAACAGGCTGAATACTTCGCGCTTTCCTTTGCCGACCATTCCGGCGATTGCAGAGACTTTTAATTGCGCATCGGTGTGGCGCTTGATCTGGTCGGCATCAAGTTCGCCAAGTCGAGTGTTCTTCATGACCTTCTCGCACTTGCTGAACTCTCGACGAACTCCCTGCATGGCATTATCGACTGCGATGAACGCCTGGTCGCTTGGGGGAACAATACGGTAGCCTTTCCCTCGCACACTGACGATATAGATCTGATGCTGGGTAAGCAGGGCCTCCTTGAACTGCTCGACACGGTCCAAGATGATGAACTGGCAGTTGACCATTTCCTTCGCAGTGGCGGGCTTCGGCAGGTTCAAAGCCCACTCCAGCCAGGAGTGACTGATGAGCTGGCCATCTTCGAACTTGTCAGCCTTGAACTGCTCGATTGCCTTCTCCAGGCTCCAAGTGTTCGGCTTGAGCGGCACGATGGCCATCACAGCACCTCCACGGCAAAGCGGCCGAACTTCGGGCGGTAGTCACCGACGCCACAGTACTGGCCGGCATCCTCCAGGCATTTCAACACCTGGTCACGGTCGATGGATTCCTGATCGTAGGCTATATCGCAAACCACGGCCCAGGAGCGGAAGAGGGGGCGATACCGCGTGATTCGGGCGGTACCGACCTTGACCGAGCGAGCATCGTAGAACTGCTCATCCCACAGGCCTTCAACGGTTCGCGGGCCTTCGTAGATAATTGGGCAGCGGGTATCCATGATCTCGACCGAGCGCTTGAGCTGGGTTCCCATTTTCGAAAGTTTGCCGTCCCGCTACAAGTGCGGACTCAATATTGATACCTGGCAAATACGGCCCGATATCCTCGGAGAAGTACAAGCCACCACGCCATTCACTGCGGGCGATAAGCTCGTGATCTTCATCAGTTTTCTTCCGCTTCGAGGTCAGTTGCTTATGCACTTTGGTTAATTTGTTCAATGGGTCTGCGAACACGTCGCTGTGAACAAGAAGCGGACGGGTGCCAAGAATTTTAACTTTCAAAGTTTGCATGGTTATCTCCAATAGTTAGCTGCGTGTGCCTTTTCGCCGAATGCGATGCACGGTGCTTTGCGTGTTGGAACTTCAAAAAAACCTATATGGAAGTTACTTTGAAGTTGTCACTGGATTAAGCGCCAGTGACATCGCTGCGGGTTACCGCCCTTGCCAAGCCATGCCGGACCGAACCTCGCCGCGCCTAACCTGGCCGAACCGGGCCATGCCCGTGGTAGCTATCGCCACCGGAAAGCCCACTCATCGAATGGGCAGACCGCTGTAAACAGCCCTTGCCGGACCCAGCCGCACCTCGGCCTGCCATGCCACGCCGGACCCTGCCCGACCCCGTGATGACTATCGCCACCGGCCTACGCTCCCAAAGAAGCGCAGGCCGCTGATTACAGCCCTTGCCTCGCCTTGCGATGCCTCTCCCTGCCGCACCCTGCCTAGCATCGCCTCGCCGTAACTTTCGCACCGGACAACCACCTCGCTGGAAGTGGCTCGCTGCTGCGTAAGTGTTCAGGCGATGAATACTCCCGAACACTCGCTCGCTTGGCGCTTCGGATCAGGGGCTACAGGGGGAGTTGCTGCGATGGAAATCAGACCGCGGCGCATGGCTTCGGCTACAAGTGCAGGGCGTCGATAGACACCTAGCTTATGCATAGCAGAGCTGATGCGACCCTGGATGGATCGCGGGGATAGACCGTCCTGGCGAGCGATCTCTTTGTCAGTGTGACCGGCAGCTACCGCCAGCAGGCACGACAGTTCGCGCTCCGCCAAGCCATGACCCAGTAGGCCGCGCCATGAACCACAAGTGACAAATTCCATGATGTGGAGCTCCATGTCTCGTAGAAGATGGAGCTATAGTGCTGGCGGGATTTATTTGTGTCAATCCCTGCGGGATTATTTTTTACAGGCCAGGGATTTTTGCATCGATTACTCGACCTATGACTTCCCAGTTGTGATCCATTTCAATTGGCTTGAATGATGGGTTAAGGGGCACTAGGTACGCGGACCCGGCGTCATAGAGATACTGTTTGAAGGTCTTCTCTCCATCGATGTGCCGAGCGATGTAGTACTTGCCACTTACCAGGTCAAAGCCTTCAGGGCGTACTAGTATCCTGGTCCCTTCAGGGAAGCTCGGATTTGACGGCGCAGTCATTGAAGGTCCTTTAACGTCAAGCCAGTACCCATGCTCTCCAGCGTTTTCAGTGCTCGCCAAATACTCCTCACTGGCGCTCGGCAGAAAGTAATCAGGCGACTCTGCTCTCGCTCCGGCCGCGACCCAACTGATCAAAGGGTATCTCCTTGGTGCTCTCCATGGCTGGGGAACTGGAGCTACGTTTGACCCGTCTCGTTCCCCTTTGTGCTTCTCTGCCAAACCCTCACCAGAGACCGCTTTGGTCATGGAGGTGATCAATTTCGCCAGGCGAGGGCTGAAAGCCTCCACTGGCACCTCAAGCAAATGGGCTACCTGGACAGCAAACGGAGTATTCAAAGAGTTTCGCCCGTTCAGGTAATGCGAGAAAGATCCCTGGTTCATTCCAAGCGCTTCCGCGGCTTTTTCCTGGGTCAGTCCAAGCGCCTTACGCTTTTCCATGAAAATGGCTTTGAGCGCGGCGCATTCCTGCTTTGCAAGAGGTTCGAGTTCTTTCTTTTTCATGGATGCACCATATGGCTGGCGGGAGTTAAATTCAAATGCCGCTAGCATTGACATTGAAAAATCCCGCAAGCACTATTTAAAAAGGTCAAAAATTTCGGAGACAGCCTAGTGCTACGTATTCCACTTGCTGAGTTTGCGGCGAAGCGACATGCGCTAACCGCCTCACGCCTTGGCATGAGCCAGGGTGCCTTGAGCAAAGCCATTCGTGAGGGGCGTTCAATCTTTGTTTTGGAGCAAGGTGACGGTCGGATTTCGGCAGTCGAAGAGCGTCCATTCCCGAGCCAGCGCCGGGAGCATTCTGCAGCCCAGCACCCAAATAGTAATCCCGCCGAAAATGGTCTGCCAGCGACAGAAACACCTGTTGATTCTTACAGTGGTTCGCTTGGCTGTATGGATGAACAGCATCATTAGGGGGCTGTTGCCCATGTCGCGGCTCGATGATCCTTAGCGGGACCTAAGCAAGGCAGGAATTCCTGCGAACAATTCTGACTTTCTGAATCCCAGAAAGCAGAAAACCCGCCTGCAAGCGGGTTCTCAATCAGCACTTGTTAGAGCAAGTGCTTCGTAAAGCATCGTCTGTGGAGGACGAAGTAATGACGCACCCTGAAAATAGCAAACGGCCGCAAAAACTGCAACTGCCCGATCTGGGCGCAATTGATTTCGGCGGTCTTCGCCTTGATCACCTCGTGATCGAGCCTGGGCAGGATCTGCTTCGCGGTCTGCACCTCGCTGCAGATATTGGCGAGGGAGTTGAGCAACTTTGCGAGCGCCTCGGAGATTCCATCAACGACGGAGAGGTGGCCTACCTGGCTGAAGTTCGCGCTCTTGGCCTCTTGAGTTCACTTGCGTCTGCAATCACCCGAGCAGCTTGGCACGCGTTGAGCAAGGAGTGTTCCGAATGACTCTCGTATCTCTTGCTGATGCTTCAAAAGCCGACGTCCTCGATGAGGCTCAATTTCAGCTTGGGGCTGCTGCAGATCAGATTGAGTGGATCGTTGCGCTGGGCAAGGCGATTGCCGCTGACGCCATGACTGGTGGCGGCAAGAACGTCAAGCCGCTTCTCGGGCTCCTGCACTTTCTTAGCGACACGAGCCTCAACAACGCCCGGAGCGAAGAGTGTGAATTTGAGAAGGCTCTGGCTGAACTCAAAGGTCGGCAGGTCGCGCCACAAAATGACCGGGATGAGATTCGTGGCGCATCTTCAGGAGTGCAGCCATGAGCCGAGAAACGCTTATCCCTGACCGCCTGGAGAGCGCCCTTACAACCATCAGCGGCCTCAGCAAAATCGTGATCGACAACGAGGGGTTCAAGGGCAGCGATGGTATGCCTCAGTTGGATTCGATCGATGTCGACGCTGTTATGCGGGCCATCCTGCTGATCAGTGCCCAGGCGCATGACGACTTCTGCGAAATCATGAATTCGAAGGAGGCCTGCCGATGAGCCTGGTTCCTTTCGAATTCAAAGGGGCCTTCGTTCGCGTGGTGACCGACGAACACGGTGAGCCCTGGTTTGTTGCGAAGGACGTTTGTGAACTGCTGGGCTACGCCAATCCAAGCGATGCAGTCGGCCGCCATTGTAAGGGGGTCGTGAAACGCTACCCCCTTGAAACTGGTGGCGGGGTGCAGGAGGTCAGGGTCCTGTCGGAAGGCGACACGTTGCGCCTTATCGTCAATAGCACGATGCCTGCCGCCCAAGAGTTTGAGTCTTGGGTGTTCGACGAGGTGCTGCCCACCATTCGCAAGACTGGCAGCTACCAGCGTCCGATGACGCCAGGTGAGCAACTGTTGGCGCAAGCCCAAGCAGTGATATCGATCGAGCGTCAGCAGGCCGAGCAGCAGGTGGCGCTGGAGCGGATCGAAACCCGCGTGGCCAGCGTTGAGCAGGTCCGCTACCTCGACTCTAGGCCGGCAGGTTTCGAGTCGATGACCACCATTCGCGAGCGTATCAGCCTGCGCCACGGGATACCCCCGTGGGTGATCAATGCGGTGATGCGAGATGTACCCGGCGCGCCACTACCGTTCGCCATGGTGCGCAGCAAACACGCTGACGACGGCGCACAGCCTTACCCGATCTGGCCCACCGCCGATATCACACGCCGCTTCGACCGGTTCGCTGCCGAGTGCACTTTTGTCACCGCCGAGCGCGCTACCCATCCCGATATCCAGCAAGGCCGCTTCAAGCTGCGCCAGAGGAGTCCCGCATGAACAACACCGATACGCCCCAAATTATCGAGGAGCGCAACGAGGCGTACTTCGAGCAGTTCGGCAATGATCAGCTGGCTTTCTTTGCCTGGCGCCTGCATGACGACTACCTCGAGTGCCTGTTCGATGAGGAGAACCTGAGAGACAACATCCACGAGGCTGCCTGTTCGTTTGCCGAAGCTTCGATTGCACTGCGTGTGTTGACTCGCCGCCTGATTGGTGTCGAGCCGTCCTATGCCAAGAGCAAGGTCGATCACATGCATATGGTCAGCTACGGCCTTGCCAAGCCCGACGGGGAGACTCTGCAATGACCACCACCAACCCTCTTCCCCCCCCCCGAGGACGCCCGTACAGCGCCGGTAATCGTCGGCCCATGGCCGACCTATACCTCGTTCGCAAATCTGCCAGAGCGCGAGCGCTGGCTCATGTACAGCGGCGCCAAGGCCCATCGCGAGATGCTGGAGCGGGCGGGCTTCGTCATGAGTGAGAGCTACGACGAGTTCATCGAGCGGGTGACCGCAGAGCTGGAGATCTGACCTGTGAGTACGCAACGCAAGTTCCAGGGCGTTTGGATTCCGGCCTCGCTGTGGCTGGACCACTCGCTGTCAACAAACGAGAAGGTAATGCTGGTGGAGATCGGCAGCCTTGAAGATGACGTGCGCGGCTGTTACGCCACGAATGCGCACTTTGCGGGCTTCTTCGACCTGTCTGTCTCTCGGGTGTCCGAGATCATCAGCGGGCTGGCTGAGCGCGGTCTGATCAAGGTTGAGCAGATCCGTGAAGGCAAGCGTGTAATCGAGCGCCGAATTCGCCTTTCCAACCCCTTCGATAAACCGAAGACCCCTTCGGAAAACACGGTGAACCCCTTCGGAAAACACGATGAACCCCCTTCGGAAAACACGCAGGGGAGTAATACACCTATGAGTAATACAAAGAGGGATAAAGACTTACGTGCATCTGCGCCAGATGCAGACGGCGCATTCGACCAGTTCTGGAAGCTGTACCCGAAGAAGAAGAGCCGTAAGGCCACACCTTCGACCCGGCCGACGAGTTCCCGACGTTCTCGGCGCACGTCTGGTGCCACGACTGCGGTGCGCAGGGGCCGAACATCGACACCCTGTTCCTGGGCACATTCGAGCACCTGCATGATCTGCAGGTGGTGGATGTGATTCGCATCGCAGTGGAGAGCTGGAACAACCGGCATGCGAAGGCGAGGCCCTGCTACGACGCCGGCGACCAGCAGGGGCTGAACCTCTGGCCGAGAGCCGAGAACACCAACGAAAGCCGGGATACCGGATCTATTCAGCAACCAGGAGGTGGCCATGAATAACGCAACTGCGGCTGTGCCGCGCAGAATGCTGGCTGACTTCCAGCCGGCGGTTTATCAAGGTGTCATGGCAGCGATCGTCAGGGTGCTCGCCGCGGACAGCACCAGCAATGCAACACGGCAGAGCTGGCAGAAACTGATCGACTCAGGGCCGGCGACGGGAGGCTTCCGTGCGCTGTTATCGGCCCGTGACCAGTTCGACTATGACTGCATCCTGCACGCTCTTTTGCACAGGGCGCTGAGTCCTGCGCATTGGGATGTGCTGGTGGGCAAATTCTCGACGCACAAGGCCAACAGGGTGAGCGCCATCGCCAGGACTATTCCTCGGATTAGTTCGCCTGCGCCAGCTCTGTTTGTCTACAAGGCCACAACCGTCTGGTTCATCCCGAAGATGAAGGGCAAACAGGGAAAGCGTTCAACCGACGTAGCGATCCTGCCGGACGAGTTCTATGACATGAACACCTGGGATGTGGACGCGCGGCCAGACTCAACCCGCACCCGCTGGCGTCGTGGTATACACAAGTGCCTGGAAGAGCTGGAGGAGGGCGCGGTGGTGCATGTCACGGAGATTCTGGAGAAGGAACAACTCATTGATTGAGCGGCTTGACAGCGGTGAGCGAATGAGCGAAATTGCCATCCATCCTCAGATCCGTGTGCGTAACCGGGATTGAGACTTAGACCCCGGCCTTCGTGTCGGGGTTTTTGTTTCTTGCTCGAAAGGATTCTGGCCATGGAACACACCACGTCTACTCTTGCTGCCGAATTGAAGCGCCAGATTGTTGGGCAGTTGCCGCCCAGGCCCCTTGTTGGTGGTGGTTTCCATCATTTTGAGCTCAGAGCATCAGTCATTGCCGAGGTCAGCACCGAGGTGTCCTACGCCGCATTTGAGATAGTGCTTCGGGATTTGAGCGCCGAATGCCCTGAGTGGGAAATAGAGCTTGAGGGTAGCCATGGAAGTTTGAAAGCGACCTTCAGCAGGTAGGTCGCGCATTGTGGTTCAAGGCTGAAAAGAAGCGTGCTGCAGAGAAACCCTGCTATTGAGTCGGGCTTTTTGTTTTCCGGTTGAAATGAAACCCATGGTCTATGGTTTTTCTTCCTTTGGTGGCGATGTGTCATCATTAAGCTGCGAGAATAGAAATGGAATTCACCGACGAACAGAAGGTCCTCATAGCGCTTCTTACCAGCATCCACAAGAAACTCGATATTGATGACGGACTTGATTCTGGTTTTATTCAGGACGTGATCATGTCGGGGAACACTTGGGCGCTATACTGGAAGTACCCTGGAGTTTTTAGTGATTGTTCAGAAACACCACTAGCAGTAAAACGTGTAGCTGATGTGTTGGATATGTGGGAGGTTCTAGAGCGCACCTTAGCAGGGTTTACCCCTGCCGAAATGGCTCAAGCGAAAACTCTCGCTGATCCTATCCGTCCGGCGGCGGCGCGATTTCCTGGGTACGGTGCCAACAACGAAGAGGAGTACTTGATCGTCCGTATCCTTGTTGACGATTTGGAACGCTGGACTTCGTTCAGCGGTAGAGACTTCAATGCTCATATGGCTATGGTCGACATCTACGACCGAATGCTAGGCGCCTTTCAGCGTGTTAATCCAAAAGATAACTGGTCACTAACTCTGACCGTTTCCGATTTTGCTGAGGTTCTGAGGGAAATAGTTCATCCAGATAATAGGTAAGCAGTAGTTAGAGTCATTACCCCAAAATAAGCCCAGCTATAGTGCTGGGCTTGTCGTTTCTGAGCCCTGGCAAATGCCGGGGCTTTTTCATTTCTGCTCCCAGCAACGGGAGGAATCGAGATGCCAAACATGCCAGAGAAAGACCCATCGTTCTGGGTGTTGGTGCTGACCGCCCTTCGAGACAACGGCCTGGCCATGGGGCTGACGTTTGTCCTGACCTGGCTTCGCATTCAGTACGACGCCAAGGAAACCAGCCCATGGCGCCAGTTCATCGAGGCTGCGCTGGGCGCACTGATCGTGATGGTGGTCGGCCTGGTGGTGAAGGAGCTGGGGTTCAGTATCGCCTGGTCGTTCGCCACCGCCGGCTTCATTGGTGTGCTTGGTGTCGAACAGGCACGGCAGCTCGGCAAGCGCTGGGCAGAGCGCAAGGTTGAGGAGGTTTGAGCTGTGCCACGTTTTCGAATATGCCTTTCCGGGGTGCACAGTGACGGGTTGATGTGCCGCAGGTGAGTGCGGCACCGTAGGAGTTAAGAGGTCCCGAGCGCCTCCTGGATTTTATCGGCATAGCCCCTCAACTTATTCAGTTCGCCCTCAAGTAGATCACCACTGTTAGCGCCCTGAATGTTCAGCGCAATTAGGTCGAGGGCTGCAGCAACTGCTACTGCGCGTTTCTCATTGGCCGAGAGGGCGCTGTAACGATGGGCTCCCATGGTAGATATCGAGTTGATGCCTTCAGACATGTGGCTTTCCTTGCTGGAGGATGAGCTTCATAAATACCGATAACCTTTCGGCAATTCAAGATTGAGGTGATCAGTGAACCGCCAGCAAATTGCTACAGCAAATCACCTGTTCTTTGAGCGCGACCGGGTGCAGGGTCGTTTGGATGCGGTTCTCGGTGGTTCCGGTGTGGCTCTGATGATCAGCGGTCAAGGCTATCCAGAAGCGATGGCTGCTGTGACCGAGCCTCTGGCGGATCACTTCAGGAAAGAACTCGGCGCCATTGAAGAACAGCTCAGGCTGCTGGGGTGGAACGGCGAATAGATCGTCGCGTTGCGCCACGAATTCAACCTGCGCCATTTCGTGGCGCCAAATAGTGGGGTGGCGAATGTTCAAGCTGCAGGCAAGCGGCCTGGCCGATGGCCTGGCTGATCTGACGGACCTCGAACGCAACCAACTGCCTTTCGCCACAGCCCTAGCTTTGACTGAGACAGCCAAGCTCGCCAAGCAGGCTATCGAGACGGCAATGCCAACGGTCTTCGATCGGCCCACACCCTATACGCTCGATGCGCTGCGCCTGATACCGGCGACCAAGCAGCGGCTGGAGGCCAGGGTGTGGATCAAGGACGAGGCGGACGGCGCTGCACCGGCCAGCCGCTGGCTCACCCCCGAGGTCTACGGTGGCCCACGGAACGACAAGCGCAGCGAGGCGCTGCTCAAAGCCAGGGGCATCCTGCCGCCTGGAAAGTTCGTTGTCCCAGGCAACGGTGTGAAGCTCGATCGGTATGGAAACGTTGGGCGCGGCCAGTTGCAGAAGATCCTCTCCGGCCTCGGCGCCCAGGGTGATCGGCACCAGAACAGCACGGATAGCAGGCGAAGCATCGGCAATCGGACTCGCTACTTCGTGATAAGGCGAGGCCGAGAGGCCATTGGTATTGCCGAGCGCACTGGCAAGCGCCGGGACCAGATGCACATCCTGCTCGCCTTCGTCGGGCGGCCCGGCTACAGCCAGGCGCTCGACTTCTTCGGAATCGCCCAGCGGACTGCTGATGCTGAGTTCGAACGGCAGCTCGCTCTGGCATTCGACCGGGCTCGAGCCACCAGGCGCCGGTGACCCCAGCAGGTAAGGTACTTCCCCCCCACCCCGGGGCTTGGGGGTAATTCGAGCCCCGGTCGCCCGCTACGTATGAAGTTTTTTAAAGGAGGGTTGGTTGTTGTTTTGTTGATGCCCTGAAAGTCCCGGATTAGAGGGGTTTTACCGAAAAAAAGCACCAACCTGACCCCCGAATACACCAACTAAACACCAACCGGCCCGTGGCAGCTCCCAGCCTCGCAAATGGAGGAGGCATATGGAGCCGAAACCTCACTGGCTAAACAAAACCAGCATGGCCGCCAGCCTTGGCATCACCGTGCAGGCGTTCGATAAGTGGAAAGTCGAGCCGGTGGCTCGAATCGGACGTGAAAATTTCTACGACGTGCGCTCTGTTCTCGACAACCGCCTGGCCTTGGCCGAGCAGAAAGCAGAAGCCGCCCAAGGCACCGAAGGCATCGACCCACTCATTGAGTACAAGCTGATGGTCGAGCGCCAGGGTCTGACAGCGGCGCAGCGGATCGCCCAGGAGAAAAAGAACGAAATGGCCGATCGGACGCTGGTCCCCGTTGAGTTCTGCACATTTGCCCTTGGCCGGCTTGCGGCCCAGGTCGGATCGATCCTCGACACCGTGGCGCTGAAGGTGAAGCGCAAGCACCCTGACATCGAAGTTCGCCATGTTGAGGGAATCCAGCGCGAGGTCGCCACTGCACGAAACATCGCTGCCGACTTGGGCGAACAGCTACCGGAAATTCTCGATGAGTACTTTGCCTGCCTGGATGACTGAGCTTAAAAGGGCGGTCAAGGCGGGCTTACAGGCGCTGTATAAAGAGCCGCCGATGACGGCGGTCACCTGGGCGGACACCAATTTTTATCTTTCCTCCGAGTCGACCTACCAGGAAGGGCGGTGGGAAACCGCTCCGTTTCAGATCGCCCTGCTGAACAGCATGGGAAACGACCTGATCCGTGTCGTGAACCTGCGCAAGTCGGCTCGTGTCGGCTACACCAAGATGCTTATGGCGAATGTCGCCTACAAGATTCAGCACAAGCGTCGAAGCGTGGTGGCTTACTCACCGACCGACGACGACGCCGAAGAGCTGATGAAGCAGGACTTCGAACCGATGGTTCGGGATGTGCCGACGCTGCTGGAACTGGCGCCTTGGTACGGCAAGAAACACCGCGACAGCTCGCTGACCTCAAAGCGGTTCCTGAACAAAAAAATGTTCTGGTGCCGCGGCGGCAAGGCCAGCCGAAACTATCGCCGGATTTCTGCCGACGAGGTCATCTACGACGAGCTGTCGAAGTTCGAGCAGAACGTCGAGGGTGAAGGCGCCCCGACCTTCCTTGGCGACAAGCGCCTGGAGGGGGCGACTTTTCCAAAGTCCATCCGTGGCTCGACACCAAAGATCAAAGGCACCTGCCAGATCGAAAAGGCTGAGCAGGAATCGCCATACCTCCTTCGATTTCACATTCCGTGCCCGCATTGCGGTGAAGAGCAGCACCTGAAGTGGGGCGGCAAGGACTGTGAGTTCGGCATCAAGTGGGAACGTGACTCGCATGGCGAGATTTCCAGCGCCTGGTATGCCTGTGAGCACAACGCATGCGTCGTTCAATACCACGAGATGGTGGAAGCCGCGCACCGCGGCCGGTGGATCTGTGAACGTTCCGGTATATGGACCAGGGACGGCATGGAGTGGTACGGCTCGGACGGAGCGTGCAGGCAGGCCCCGCGCATTGTCAGCTTTCACATCTGGACGGCCTACAGCACGTTTACCACCTGGTTGGAGATGGTGCTCGAGTTCGACAAGGTCAAGGACAACCGCGAAAACCTGATCGCCTTCGTCAACACCACGCTGGGAGAAACGTGGGAAGACGACCAGGGCGAGAAGGTCGATTGGGAGAACCTGTATCTGCGCCGTGAGGTGTTCAGCCAGGTGCCGGTCCGCGGCCTCGTTCTGATGGGCGGCATCGATACGCAGGATGATCGCTACGAAGGCCGGGTATGGGCTTTCGGTGCTGGTGAAGAGGCCTGGCTCGTCGACAAATGGGTGCTCATGGGCGACCCGGCGAGCGAGGAGCTCCGGCGCAAGGTTGGGCTCAAGATCCATCAGCAGTATGTCAAGGAAGATGGTTCGAAAATGCGCGTCGAGCGCTGGGCATGGGACTCCGGTGGCCACTACACCGACGAGGTCTATGCCGAAAGCCGCAAGCACGGTGACATGTGGGTCATCCCCGTTAAAGGAGCCAACAAACCAGGCAAGCCCATTGCCAATTGGCCGAAAACTCGAAACGCCAAGAAGGTGTTCCTCACCGAGGTCGGCACTGAAAACGCCAAGGAACTGATCTACAGCCGACTGCGGTTGCAGCCGGACACATCCGGCATAGCGGTTCCGGGCTGTATCCACCTTCCCGCCAATGACGACATTTGCGGAGAGGACGAGCTGAAGCAACTCACCGCAGAAACCAAAGAACTGAAGATTGAGAAAGGGCAGCGCATCTATCGCTGGACTGCAAAAGGTCGGCGAAACGAAGCGCTCGATTGCTTCGTTTATGCCCTGACAGCCCTTCGCATCAGCCAACACCGCTTCGGTCTGGACCTAGAGGTTCTTGCCGGCGCACGCCGCCCGAGAGCACAACGCGGCACCCGCAGTCGGGTACGAGGATGAATTTGATGACACAAGCGCAAGAGCAACTGGCTGCCGTCCAGGCAGCGATCGCCAAGGTTCTCAAGGGAGGGCAAAGCGTTCGCTATGGCGATCGGCAGGTCACCCGGGCGGACCTGGGCATGCTCAGGAAACTGGAAAAGGACTACAGCGCCCAGGTGCAAGCCGAACAGCAAAAGAAACGCGGTCGCAACCGCATCTCCTACATGAGTATTTGATATGGCCTGGTTCACGCGCTCCACCCCGGAGGAGAAGGTGGTGCAAGATGCCGCGCGCGTTGTTTCCAACCTCGTCAAAAGCCAGCCAAGAGCACAAGGGGGCGGTGGTGGGAGTGAAACACGCTGGCGGGGCGCCTCTCGCATGCTTCGCAGCATGGCCAGTTGGCTGCCCTTCCTAGGGAGCCCGAATCGTGACCTGAGCTCCCCGGAGCGGAAGGTACTTGTGGCCCGCTCGCGCGATGCGATGCGCAATCACCTGATCGCTCGAGCTGCGATCGTTCGCTCGCGCACCAACATCGTCGGTACCGGGCTGATCTGCCGGCCGCAGGTTGACCATGAGGCTCTTGGGCTCACCGAGGAAGAAGGCGATGCCCTGAACGCGCAGCTCCAGAGGGAGTGGGAGCTGTATGCGATCGATCCGCGGGAGTGTGATGCGGAGTCGACATTGAATCACTACCAGTTGCAGGCCCTGGCGCTGGTTTCCGCGCTCACCGGCGGCGACTGCTTTGTGGCGACCCCATGGGTGGAGCGGCCTGGAACCATCTTCAGTACACGCCTGCAGTTGATCGAGACGGATCGCGTCTCGAACCCGAATGGAACGCCAGACACTGAAAACTGCGTTGAGGGAATCGAGTTTGATCAGCACGGCGCCCCGGTAGCTGCGTACATCTGCAACGGGTACCCGGAGGACAAGCGCTACCTGAAGACACCGCTTCGTTGGGATCGAGTCGAGTTCTTCGGTGCTGAAACCGGCCGCCGCCGGCTCTTGCAGGTTTGGTGTGACAAGGAGCGACCTGGTCTCAAGCGCGGCGCCCCCTACCTGGCGCCGATCCTTGAACCGCTGCAAAAGCTTGAGCGCTATGCCAGTGCTGAGCTGATGGCTGCTGTGATATCCGCGATGTTCACGGTCTTCATCAAAAAGGGCGATAACTACAACTCGGATGGGGGCGGTCAGCCTGTCTTCGGTGATGAGGACCCAACTGCGCAGTCCAGCGGAGAGCCGGCCCCAATCGAGCTGGGCGAGGGCGCAATTGTCGACCTGGCTCAGGGCGAAGAGCCAATGATCGCGAATCCGGCCCGGCCGAATGCGCAGTTCGACCCGTTCTTCTCCGCCATCGTGAAAGAAATCGGCGCTGCGCTCGAGCTGCCCATGGAAGAGCTGATGTTGCACTACAGCAGCAGCTACAGTGCCGCGCGTGCTGCGATGCTCCAGGCCTGGCGTTTCTACGTCATGCGCCGTTGGTGGCTGGTCTGCGACTTCTGTCAGCCCAGCTATGAGCTGATGTTTGACGAGGCTGTGGCTCTCGGCCGGATCCGAGCACCTGGTTATCACGACCCGGCACTTCGCAAGGCCTACACCAAGGCAATCTGGATTGGCCCAGCCCGTGGTGCTATCGACGAGTTCAAGGAAGCCAAGGCCGCCCAGGCGCGGATCGACGCAGGTATCAGCAACGAGACGATGGAAACCGCCAGCATGTCGGGCGAGACATGGACCCAGGTGAACCAGCAGAGGGCCAGAGAGCTGGCCCAACGTAGGGCCAACGGCACGACCTCGCAGCCAGTCCAGCAACCAGCGGCCCCCGAGGTTCCACCAGACCCACCAAATGACAACGAGGACTGACTATGCCAAGCGCTTTTGAGTTGGCCAGCGCCCAGCCGTGGCTCATGTTGCCCGATGCGCTGGACAACCTGATGTCGATCGCTGATCGGCAGGGAAATCCTGAGGCGTTGGAGGCACGGCTAGGCAAGGCCCTGGACAACACGCGTACCGTGACCATGCGTAACGGGGTGGCGATCATCCCGGTCACCGGGCCCATCTTTCGCTATGCCAACCTGTTCACCAGGATCAGTGGCGCTACCAGCACCGCGGTTCTGGCAACAGACCTGCAGGCGGCGATCGACGATCCGAAGGTGAAGGCGATCGTGTTGAACGTCGATAGCCCTGGTGGTGAAGCCAACGGGGTCAACGAACTAGCAGACATGATCTACCAGGCGCGCGACAAGAAACGGATTGTCGCCTATGTCGGCGGCACCGGGGCGAGCGCTGCTTACTGGTTCACGAGTGCGGCCAGCGAAGTTGTTGTCGATGACACGGCGCTTCTGGGGTCCATCGGTGTCGCGCTCAACGTGACGGTCACCAAGGAGGAGGGCGGCAAGAAGAGCTACGAGATTGTCAGCAGTTCCGCCCCGAACAAGCGCCCCAACATCGAAACCGACGAGGGGCGGGCGGAGATCGCAAAAACGGTCGACGCCCTGGCCGACGTGTTCATCAGCAAGGTCGCCCGCAACCTGGGCGTCTCCGCTGAAAAAGTCCCTGAAATGGGCGGCCATGGCGGGCTCAAGGTGGGCGCTGATGCCGTGGCAGCAGGCCTGGCTCACCGTGTTGGCTCGCTTGAGTCTGTTATTGCCGAACTGGCCGGTCCCGCCAGCAACCCACTGAGGAAAACCCATTGTGTCTACAACCATAAAAAACCACGGCGGAGTTGCGTGCGGCCCTCGAGGCTGGCACTGATCCGCTGACCATCGAAGTGGCCGGTCCCGATCTCGAAGGCCAGAAAGCAGCGATCGCCGATGCGGAAACCAAGGCTGTGGCCGGTGAGCGGGAGCGCTACAAGGGCATTACCGCGCTGGCGTCGCCCGGCTTCGAATCCGAGATTGAGGCGGCGCTGGAGAGCGGCGCCTCTGTCGAGGCAACCGCCCTCGGCCTGATCCAGGCCGCAAAAGACCGAGGTATCAGCCTCACCAGCATCAAGAAAGACTCCACCTCTGCGGCAGCCGCCGCCGGCGGTGGCGGCGGTGGGGAAAAGCAGTCGCTCTCCGCTAAAGACATCTGGAATGGCCGCAAGGGGAAAAAGTGATGAAGTACGACATTGTTAAACAGGGCCCGCGCACCGCGGCGTTTCTGCTAAGCGAAGGAAACGGTCAGCGTTCCCGTGAGCAGATCATCCTGGCGGCTGGCGCCGCTGATCTACCGGCGGGCCAGGTGCTGTCGAAGACGTCCGAGGGCAAGTACGTTGCTTTCGAGGCACCGGCCGAGGGCGCGACCGTTGAGGTGGCGATTCTGTACGAAGGCCGTTCTGGTGACGCGAATGCTGACCGCGATGCAACCGGCATCGTGCGTGAATGCGAAGTCATCGAGAGCCTGCTGATCGGGGTGACTGACCCGGCAAAAGCGTCTCTGGCCGCCGCCGGGATCATCCTGCGCTAAACAAACACCCCATTAAATCTGACCGCCCTGTGGCGGTTTTTTCGTTTCTGGAGAACGAAATGGCTGACTTGGCTATTTTTCAAGGCGATGAGTTCAACCGCATCGCGCTCACTGCCGCTATCAACCAGCCCGTGGAGGGCCAGGCGGTACCGACCACCCTGGACGCTCTTTTCGAAGAAGAAGGCGTGAACACCACCGCAGTCTTCATCGAACGTGAGAAAGACGGTCTGACCCTGGTGCCGGCGGCAGAGCGCGGCGCGCCGAGCGACCCCACTACCGGTTCGGAACGCGATGCGATCCCGTTCAAAACCATTCACCTACCCACCACGGGCGTGATTCGCGCCGACGAGGTTCAAAACGTTCGCGCCTTCGGCAGCGACAGTGAACTGGAAACGGTGCAGGCACTGGTGGAGAAGCGTCTGGTGAAGATGCGCAAGCGCCTCGACGCTACCATTCGCTACCAACGAGCTGGTGTGCTGAGTGGCAAGGTCTATGACGCAGACGGGACCAAGGTGCTGCTGGACCTGTATGCCCGGTTTGACATCGAGCAGCAGTCCCTCGCATTCGCGATGAATGCCAGCGCTACAAAGCTGCTGCAGAAGGTCACTGATGCAAAGCGCCTGGCAGAGGATGCCATTGGTGGTACCGGGATCATCCAGGGCTGGCTGGGCGTCTGTGGCCGCAACTGGTTCGATGCTTTTACCAACCACGACTCGGTACAGAAAGCCTACGATCGCTGGAATGACGGCCAGTTCCTGCGTCAGGACAACCGTGCGGGCTTCAGCTTCGGTGGTGTGAACTGGGAGGAGTTCTACGGCCGCGTTGGCAGCATCAACTTCATCGATCCTGACGTTGCCTACCTGGTACCGGTGGGCGTTGATGGCCTGTTCATCACCAACTTCGCGCCGGCCGACTACATGGAAACGGTCAACACTGTCGGCGTTCCGTATTACGCCAGCCAGGAGCTGCTCAAGCACAACAAGGGGGTGGACCTGGAAGCGCAGAGCAACCCGCTCAGCCTGTGCACGTTGCCACGCGCCATCATCAAGTTGACCAAGTAATGGGCGGCTCGGAGTTCGACGAGTTGTTCGACGAGGCGGATGACGAGCTGTTCGACACCTTCGGTGAGCGTGGCGGCGCAGTGTACGACCCTGGCTACGGCTGCCAGCCCAAGCAGGTTGGGGCCGTGCTCCAGCGCAGTGTTGGTGGTATCGGCGGCGTTCTTTTCGCACCGGTCGAGCACGCCGTTGACCTCCGGATTCGTGAGGTTCCGGAGCCCCGCAAGGGCGACCTCATCACTCTCGGTGTAAAGCGCTATGTGCTCGATGAGCACATGGGTACCGACAGCTTGATCAACCGGTTTTTCCCTGATGCCGGCGGACTGAACCATGGAAAACTTGCTGACCCAGGGTCGGAAGGCCCTCATTGCGCGGCTGTCGACCATTACGGTGGCGAACGGGTACAACACCGGAGCCGGCGCCAACGTGCGAACAGGATGGTTCAATGAGCAGTTGGAGGCGCGCGACGTTGCCTTCCCCCTGATCGTTGTTCAAAAGGCGAAGGGACTCCAGCCAATCTCTGCACCGCACGGAATGAAGCTGTTCCCTGGTTTCAACGTGGTCGGCGCGGTTGACGCGGGGCTCGACGACTATGAGGGCGCGATCGAGGACCTTGAGCTTGACCTGCTGCGCTGCATCTCACCCATGCTTGACGGACGAGTGGAGTGGCTGCCGCGGGGAGTCCCAGTTATCACCCTCGGCGCTCCCGAGACCTATCCTCCCAGCAATGGCACCAAGGCTGCTGCCGTTGTTGTTCCCGTCTACCTGACAACGATCATTCAGGGCCGTTGAAATGAAGCAAATCACTGAAGCTGATGAACTCGGCGGGATTTCGGCTGCCCCGGTGCCTGAAGGCATCCGGGTGACGCTGTTGAAACCGCACACCCATGCCCGCGTGGATTACCTCGCTGGTGCAGAACTCACACTCACCGCTGAACAGGTCGAATGGCTCAAAGGGCTCGGCGTCGTCAGCGAACAATCGGAGAAGTAAAATGGCACGCGAAATCGAGACGTTCGTTGTCGGCGGTCTGGTTAAAATGCGCCCCTACGGCGTTGGCGGTCCGTTCACCCCCGTTGGCCTGGTGTCCACCCTGACCCAGGCCATCGAGAAGTCGGACATCACCCTGGCTGACACCACCACCCCCCAGGGCGGCGAGTATGATGCGCTCAGTCGTATCACCGCGATGACCATCACCATGAACTGGCGTGAGCTGTACACCGGCAACCTGGCGGCCATGTACTGGGGCGACAGCTCGCGGGTGCCGGCCGCGACGGTGACCGACGAGCCGCACACCGCAGTGAAGGGCGGAACCATCCTGCTGGACAAGATGCCGCTGAGCATCACCTCGGTCATGCCGGTCACTGGCACCGGGCCGGGCTTCGTCGAGGGTGACGACTTCCAGATGACTGGTGCGGGCATCGAGATCCTGCATGCTGGCGCGATCGCCGATAACACCGATATCAAGGTGACCTACGCCTCGGCCGCGGTCGATGTGGTCGAGGCATTGACCAATAGCGGCAAAATCTTCGAGTTCCTGTTCGAAGGCGCGAACGCCGCTGGCACCAAGCAGCGGTTGAACCTGCAGTTCTTCCGTTGCCAGCTCAGCCCGGCCGCCAGCGCGAACTGGATCAGCACCGATGACTTCATGGGCGGCGAGGTGGTCGCCAAGGTGCTCTCCGATCCGGCGAAAGTCGGCGCCGGCAAGTCGAAGTACATGAAGATCATGAAGGAAGTGACTCCAGCGTGATGCTCGGCTAGCATCCCTCCCACTATTTATGCGGGAGGGATGCCCATGAAATGCCCGAATTGCGAACACATTCCTGAGCCGGGAGAGACAGAGGATCACTCTCGCTGCCCTAAATGCCATGTGTTTTATCACAAGTCTCTGGCCAAAAGACTAGAGCTTGCTGAGGCAACCAATCAGCAGCAGGCCGAGGAACTCCGTAACGCTAGAGCTGCTCATGAAATACGTGGGAAATACATTGAAGAGCTGAAGCAGAGCACAGAGAAGCCCAAACCTGTTGTTAGCTATCAGGTAAAGGAGGGGCTGGGCGAGTATCAGGGCGCTACACCGGTAGTAGTTTTGGACTTCAAGATGAACTTCTACTCCATGATATGGTTCATGGTTAAGCTATCTATAGCGTCCATACCAGCCTTGATCATTGTGAAATTGGCGACTGTGATTGTTGGCGTGCTTACCGGTGGCATGTTCAGTTTGATTTGATATTTATTTTTTTCGAACGACCCGCTCATGGCGGGTTTTTTTATGGGTGAATACTAAATGAGTGAGCTTTCTTGTTCTTCAGTTCACAGCCTTTTCGGGCGTGAAATCGTAGTTAGGGAACTCAGTGTTTCAGCAGTTCGGATAATGTTCTCAGACTCATCAGGGGATCTTATTGGGGACTCGATTTTTGAAGATATTCGTCTTTCTGATCTTCCGGTGTTCACCTCTCTAACCAAGGATGAGTTGGAAGAAATGGCTCCCAGTCAGTTGCGGCAAGTTGTCGACCTTTGCAAAGAGAAAAATCCCGATTTTTTCGCGATGCTGGCTCGGTTCCACAGTCGCCTGGCCAGGCCCTGAATAACCTTGATGACTGTATCTGTGCGCTGATTCGTGTTGGCCACCACCAGGTCCTTGCATACCCCTGGCGTTTGTTCCTGCGCGCCCTCAAGAGCTGATCCCCATGCGTGATATTGAATTCCGACTCACGGCCAATCTGGACGACGCCACAAAAGAAGTGGCTGGCTTCCGGAAGGAATATGCTGACCTGGTGAAGGCTGTCGAAAAGCCATTGCGGCAGGTGAATGCCTTCCGTGAGCTCGAGTCGAGCCTTGAGCAGACCGGAAAGAGCATGCGTGACGCGCGGGATCGTGTCCGCGACCTGTCAGGCGAACTGGCCAGGTCCGACGTCCCGACCCGCAAGCTACAGGAGTCGTACCGCGCCTCCGTTCGGGAGTTGCAACGCCTTGAGCGCTTGGAGGCGACCCAATCCCTTCAGCTCGGCAAGATGAGTTCTGACCTACAGGCTGCTGGTGTCGACACGAGGAAGCTCGCGGACGAACAGAAGCGCCTGGCCAGCGAGTATGGGAAGGCTCTGGCCAATGGCCGTGCTGACTCGTCGCTTAGTTCTGCGAAAAACAGCCTCGGCGTTGGCGCTGTGCGCGATACGCAGCAGGAACTGGTGAAGCTGCGCCAGCAGTACGGCCTGGTCCGTGATTCGGGTCAACTGTCGGCCCGCGACCTTGGGATCGCGCAGGCCAATTACCGGAAGAGTGTCAGCGATACCCTGGCTAAATTGCGTGAACTGCGTTCGGTCAGTTCTGTTCCGAAGGTTGACCAGCAGGCCGGCAACCAGGCGGCGCTGAGTTCCGCAAGGTCTGCGCTGGGGCGGACTCGATCCGATCCACCCAGCAAGCCTTGGTGAAGCTGCGCGAACAGTATGTCCTTGTGCGAGACTCTGGCGAGCTGTCAGCGCGTGACCTGGGCGTGGCTCAAGCAAATTATCGCCGAAGTGTCACGGCCACCCTGGGCAAGTTGCGTGAATTACGAGCGGCCAACGCAGATCAGGCACAGGCCAATCTGGCTTCGGCCAAAAGCGCGCTTGGCGCTGGCGCCGTCCGTGATACCCAATTGGAGCTGGTGAAGCTGCGCCAGCAGTACACCCTTGTTCGTGACTCAGGCCAGTTGTCCGCTCGTGACCTTGGCATTGCACAGGCCAACTATCGGAAAAGTGTCAGTGATACTCTGGCGAAACTCCGGGAATTGCGCGCGGCAAGCACGGCGCCGGCCAAGGCTCCTCAGCCTGTGCTGGCCGATACCGCTCGCGAAACCCTCGGCATCAACCGGTTGAAGGACTTGCGCCGGCAGCTTGCCTTCTTGACTGCCGACTACCAGAGATTGACTCGGTCTGGTGTTCTTTCCGCAGAAGAGCGTGCGGTCGCCGAGACTCAGTATCGGCGTCGACTGCTTGAGACGCAGAAAGCCCTTGCCGATCTCCGGAGCGAGCAACAGAAGCCCAGCCCGAGTAAAAGCGAGAGGTCCGGCATCGGGGAGACTGCGGCTCTGGTCGGCGGCGGCGTGTCAGCCCTAGCCGTGGCAGTCGGCTACCTGAAGACCACCGACGCCGCCAAGAAGATGGACGCCCAGCTCAAGCTGACGACGGCGACACAGTCGGAGTTCAACGAGGCCCAGCGTGCGACCTTCGAGATTGCGCAGCGCAACCAAGCGCCGCTGGAGGACGTGGTTACGCTCTACAGCCGTCTCCAACCGGCAATGGCTCAGATGGGGCGTGGCCAGAAGGACACGCTCAGTATCATCGATGCGGTGACGCAATCGCTTCGAATCAGTGGTGCTACGGCGTCCGAAACCAGCAGCACCATCATTCAGTTCTCCCAGGCTCTGGGGTCCGGAGTGCTCCGCGGCGAAGAGTTCAACTCGATCGCCGAGAACTCCCCACGCCTGCTCCGAGCGCTCGCCGAAGGATTGAAAGTTCCGACCGGTGCCTTACGCAACATGGCCTCGGAGGGCAAGCTCACTGCTGACGTCATCGTCGAGACACTGCTCGGTCAGCTGCCGAAGCTTACAGCAGAAGCCTCGCAACTTCCGGAAACCTTCGGTGGGGCGCTTGAGAAGTTCAAAAACCAGTTGCTCGTTTCCACGAAGCAGGTCGACGAACTCACTGGCGCTTCAAGCAATGCGGTGGGCATGGTTAAGTCGCTCACCGAAGCCATGGCTAAGCTTTCGAGTGGCGAGTTCGGGGATTCTTTTCGCAGCAGCAAACAGTCGATTGGCGGATTCAACAACGAAATCAGCGTCACGCTGGCGCGAGTTCGAGATCTGCAGGACGCCAGGCGCAGGCTGCGCCCTGGAGATGAAAGCGACACTGTCCTGTTTGATTGGAAGCTCTACAGCAGGGCGGACATCGACAAGGAACTGTCAGCACTCGATGGCTACATCGAGCAGACGAAGCGTGCCCGGGACAAGCTTGCTGCGGACCTTGGTCTGAGCAACGACCAACAGAATCAGGCGGAAGCGGCCAGGGTCGAAGCGGCACAGCGCCAAAGCACCCAACTGAAGGAGGTACAAACCAGGCTGCTGGCAGACACCAAGAAAGCGCTCAAGGAGCAGGTCAAAGCTGAAACCGCGGCGAATGCTGAACTGAAAAAGGCGAAGGATGCCCAGCTTGAGACACAGAAGCGCTATGCCAAGGCCTTGGCCGATCTGCAGAAAGGCCCGGACAAAGAGCCGAGCTATGGTGCTGCGAACATTCTCAAGGTTGATGCTCGTAACGCGTTGGCAAAGGGGGATGCCACCACTGCCAAGCAGAAGGCAGGCACAGCCCTGGATATGCTCCAGAAAATGGCAGAGTCAGGGGGGAACACGCTTGGCTTTCAGGGCTTCATCAAGGAGCTGAAGGCCATCGAAGAGGGCGCCGACAGGATCAGCCGGACGAAGGCAGAGGACAAGCTGCAGGCGGTCAAAGACAAGACTGCGGCCCTCAAGGATGAAATGGACAAACTGAAGGACGTCCAGATTACTCCGGTGCTGTCTGAGGACGCGGTCGCCGCCGTCGTCAAGCAGATGGAGGAGCTTAAGCTGACGCTCGGGCAGCAGATGGTTGTCCCTCTGAAGATCAGCCCAACCGCTGAACAGGTCGCCATTGGCGACCCGGCCGCGGGCGGCGCAGTCCACTTTCCGCAGTCGGCTCTCGTCGGTGGGCTCGGGACCGGGTCAAACCTGAAGGACCAATTGCTTGCCGAGATTGCTCGGAAGGATGCGGTTTCAGGGTCAGGCCTGGACAGGGGCGTAAACCTCAAGGACCAGCTTCTGGAGCAGATAGCGCGCAAGGACGCCGCATCGAAACCGGTGGGCACAGGCACAGGAGGGGATTCTCGTTCCAGTCCGACCATCGAGGTGAACCCGGTCCTGCCTGATGGATCAATCGACAAGCTGAAAAGGGATATTGGAAGCCAGGGCGCGGTGTCTATTCCGGTTCAGCCGGAGTTTGCCAACGGGCAGGATCGGCTGGATGTGCCTGTTTTAACAGCTGTCGACCAGGCCTCGGTGGATTCGACCAAGAGCCAGGTGGCTGCCATTGCCGATCAGTTGCGGCAGTCCTTGGTGATTCCGGTTTCAGTCGTACCGCCATCTGGTGGAGCCTCTACGCCAGCGCCTTCCAGCGACATTCCAGGGTTTGCTACTGGCGATATGGTGCGCGGGCCTGGCACCGGAACCAGCGACAGCATCCTGGCCAGGCTGTCGAACGGCGAGTTCGTGATGCGCGCTGCGGCGGTCCAGCATTATGGACCGGAACTGCTTCGGCAGATCAACGAGCGGCGCCTGCCGCGGTTCGCCACCGGCGGCGAGGTCAGCACCAGGTCGCTGCCGTCGATACCGGCACCGTCGCAGTCCCTGCTCCGGCAGATCGACCCGCCGGCGCCCGAGCCGTTCGCCAGCGTGGCGCTGACCGTTGGCGGCAACACCTACAACGTGAATGCGCCGAGAAACGAGCTGGATCGGATGCTGCGCGACCAGCGCATCAAGTTCGGCAACACCACGTAACCAACCACACCCGCTTCGGCGGGTTTTACTTTTCTGGAGGCCGCATGGGCTTATTGATCACGCTCGGCGGGATTCCGATCGTCTTGCACGCCGGCGCCCCGGGTTGAGTCCGACAACCCGCTGCTGGGCGAGTCGGTGGTCCGGCTGTCCGGCGGCGAGGGCGTGAAAATGACGCACTGGGCGAAGGCAGCACGGGTCGATCACCGGCCAAGGCTGGATGCCGCCTGGCCTGGACGGCCTGGACTACAGCCAGCCCCTTGAGTTGCGCCTGACACTGCAGGAAAGCGTCGTCAGCGAAGGCCGAGCGGTGGCCCTTACGAGCCGCCCCCGGCCGGATAAGGACCCTTGGGCCATGGCCCTGGTGGGCATGGAGTGGGTCGAGACCGACTGCACCGTGGACGTTGACGGCACTGGTGCGGCAGTGGCCACCGCGGGGCTGGTGGTCGGCGCGACCCGCTACATGGTGGCCTGGTTGCCCGTCTACAACGTGTTCGCCAGCAAGCCACCCAAGAACCTGAGCACTGGCGTCGGCCAGTTCGGCTGGACAATCAACTGGGAAGAAATCTGATGCTGATCAACGGAGCGCCGATCAACTCGGCATCCCTGAACAGCACCTCCGGTGGTGAATCCAGCGTTGAGCCTCAACCGATTGTTCCGGGGCGGGCTTTCCGCTGGCGCCTGGTCGTGCTGGTCAACAGTGTGGACATGAGCGCCCGGCTGTCCGGCCAGGTGTCGATCGACCGGGAGCGGGGCGCGGCAGGGATTGCCAGCTTCACCCTGCACCTGCAGCCGGGTCCAGTACTGCCGATGGACTGGGTCGGGCGTACGGTGTCGATCGACTACCTGACCACAACCCTGGGCGTGACCACGATCAAGCGGCGCTACACCGGGCGGGTCATCACCACCGAATGGGACCCGCTTGGCCGGATGCTCACCTGCCATTGCGGCGACCAGCTTCAGCAGCGCATCGAGGCCATGTCCGTGGCCGATGTGGCTGCGCTGATTCCGTCCTTCTGGTCTGCCTATGTGTTTGATGCGCCGGAGGGGCGTAGCCGTTGGACGTATGCCCAGGAGCGCCTCGGGACCATCCAGCAGAGCCTGGATTCATCCGCAGAGGGTAATCTGCGCCTGACCAGTTGGTACGCCGGCGGCGAGGACTATGTGTTCGGTACCGGCACGACGATCTTCGACACGGTGAAAGTCAGCTACGCCGACCTGACCAGCCTGACGAACAAGGTCGAGGTCGAAGCCAACTACCGATTCCCGCGGCTGCATCAGCGTGTGCAGGGGTACACATGGGTTCACCCCGATATGCTCGGATTCGGCGGTACGCAGGGATTCTGTGCCTGGCGAAAGCACACGTCCGAACTGCCCGATATCGAAATGGTGGAGTCGGCGGCGACCGGTGCCGGTTTCAGCATCCTCGAAACCGCATGGGAGCGCCTGCCGCTGACCGACACGAACCCGTGTGGAGACGGCATCCCGTGGTCGAACATTTACCCGGACCTGCTGCTGGGCGCCTCGATACTCGGCGGCCGGCGGTTCACCCAGGCAGTGACCGAGAAATACACGCTGTCCGTCGTTGCTGAGCAAAGTATTGCCCAGGCCGGCGAGGTGATCAGCCGTCAGTCGCTGTCGATCGACTACAGCACGGATTTCTCGGACAAATGGGAAAGCGATGCCTTCGGCATCGATGCCAAGGACGCCGTGCCCAACGAGCTGGGGGTTGCCACCGGGCACATCGATGAGCGCAGCGAGTCCCAGCGCGCTTCTGCGTTCAGTTGCCTGCTCAACCAGGCGAAGACCGCGATTGTGCTGGCCCACACGGCGACCACGATCAGTTGGGACGTCCCTACCAGCATGGTGCTTGACGTTGACCTGGTGCACACGCTGAGCGTGGCCGACCAGGGCGTGAGTGCCAGGGCTAGGTGTAGCCGTGTGCAGGATTCTTTCGACCTGACCCGTGGGTCGGCAATTACCACGCTGTCGATTGCGGTCATGAGGGGCGGAGGGACGATCAGTGACGCGCTTGTTCCGCCGGCGGCGACGTCGGTCGAGCAAGACGAAAACCCAGCGTTCATTGAGCTGGCAACGCAGCTCGGGCGCCTCAATGACTCGCCGCCGTACCGAGAGGAACTTGATGGGTTCGCTGGCAACTCTGACGCCGGCAACAACTCGCTCGAGGGCTTCCCGCGGCGCTTCCAAATTTCGTCCCCCGAGATCCCGGCCGAGGACCGCGACGAGTCGACGGTCACTGTCGCGGCTCAGTACCGGGTTGCGATTCCAAACGATCACCTGGAGATGTAGATGAGCCTCGAAAGCGATCGCCGCAGCAGCGGCGCTGCCCTGGAGACGGAGCGGCGTGGGCCGAGCAAGCAGATCATTTCTGACCTGAACCGGATGGTTCAGGCGAAGCCGGCGCCGAAAACCCTTCCCACCCTCGAGAAGAAAAAAGCGATCGAGGGGAAAACAGGCGTGGGTGCCTACAACGAAAAGAAGTACCAGAACGGTGGAGGGGGCATCGCGAGTCCGCTGACCGAAGAGGACTACACGAAGCGGGAGTATTGGCCTGAAGCCGCGCTGAGCAGCGACGGCCTGTTCAACTTCCCGGCACTGAAGTCCATCACATTGACCGACGCCGGCGGCGCCAAGGCTGTCATCAACCTGGCGCAGCCGGTCAAACCGACAGCCCCATAGGTGCCGCATGCAATTCGTCAACAACTGGATAGCACAGCTCTCCGCCGAGTTCGGGGCGGCCGACAAGGTTCTGCCATTGCCCAGCGCGGCCCTCAGCCGGCTCGCATCTGGCGACTACCTGCTGACACTCGTCGATTCAGCGAACTCGATCGAGCAAACGGCCTGGGAGGTCATGCTTGTGAAGGTGGCGGCGGGCGTAGCGACAGCAACCCGTGGGCAGGAAGGGACGCTGGCCAGGTCCTGGCCGGTGGGCTCACTCATTTACTGCTCGGTCACCGCCGGCACGATATCCGGGTTGTTCAACGCGGTGGTCGATCTGCAGCAGCGTGTTAACACGCTCGAAGGCGGCGGTCCTGGCCCCGTCGACCCCGGCACTGATGGCGCGCTGACGGACAGCACAGGAAACACACTGGTCGATGGCCAGGGAAACCCCCTCATATCTGGAGCATGAAATGGCGAACATTCAGCACACAGTCACTGGTGCGGGCGCGCCGGCGACAAAGCCCCCGAGTATCGGGGCACACTATACGGACACCACCACAGGCAAGCGCTGGATATCCTCCGGGGCCAGCACTGTCGATGACTGGGGCGATCCGCTGCCGCCGGCCCAACGCATTGTTGAAGACGCCATGCTGGAGGTCACGCTCGACCTCGATGTGTCGATGACGGTCTGGCGCACGAACTCCGCCGGCGTTCGCTCCCTGAAGCTGCCCAAGGTCACAAAGCCTGGCGCCTATGAGTTAGTGCTGGTGCTTGAGAACGGTTCCGGCTCTGACCGCAACATCCGGATCAACAACGCCGGCGACGTCGGAGCGGTCATCGAGACGACCACCCTTGTTTCCCGGGCTGGGACCGCCACCTACTTCCGCCTGACCTGCTGGCAGGGGCAAAACCCAAACTCAACGCCCACGTATTGGCAAATTCTTGAGCAGAAGTACTACACGGACCCTCCGGCCCGGTACAGCGAGCTCAATGACTCAGGCGGTGCAGGGTCGACGCTGGTGCTGACCGGCGAGTTTTCGCGTTATCTGTGGAACTGGGGGCAGAACATTTCACGGACGCTGCTGCTCGCGCCCTTGTCGATGTCCCTCCCGCTCGACTTCTACACCGAGATCGAGCTGATCGTCTGGAACCAGACAGCCCAGGCCCAGACGATCAACATCGACACCACGCAGGCCCTGCCGCTGATCGACCATGCAACGTTGCCTGTACCGGCTTCGTCCTGTGTTTCGTTCAAGTTGGCGTATTTCGTCGGCCTGGCGCAGTACCGCTGGACGCTGGTGAGCACTCACACGCTTTGACAGGGGGCGAGATGGCGAGAGTCCTAACGTGGCCCTGGCACGGACGGGTCACCGGCGGTTTGCTGCCGATCGTGTTCAAAGGCATCCGGGTACAGGTCGGGATGACGCGAGACCAGGACGCTGCAACTGGGCCGGGCGACAATCACCGCATTGTTGTGCCAGGCATCGAACCCATCAGCGAGGAAGAGCAGGCAAGGGCGCCGGAGGGCGGCAGCTACTGGGCCGGCCGTGCGCTCATCTCGTCGGGCTTTCTGTACAACCGAGGGATCGGCTGGATCTACCAGGCCGCCGATGGCAGCCGGTGGGCAGTGGCGTTCGTCGAGCGAAAAGTCGGTGCAAACACCTCGACGATTGTCCTGCAGTTCAGTCGATTCGGCGAAGTTGGCCGGGCAGCTGAGCGCTATCAAAGAACGCTGACCGTTGCTGTTGGGCAACTGAGCCAGGGCGATCGCGCCAGGTTCTTCTCGGACCTTGGCCCGGTGAGCAATGTGACCATCCGCCTGCACTCGGTCAGCGATAGCGGGCGCACCGCCATCCTGGCCTGGAACGTCTTCAACTCAGGGTCAGATCGCTCTGTCGACACCCGGCAACGGTCATACACGTTCGTGAAGGTCACGCTGAGGGGAGCGGGCCTTTCGCTATCGGCCGTGCATGAGGTGCTGTACCCGTTCAGCGCTGTTTTCAGCGAAACGCCGGCGCCTGGCCTGCAGTACGTGCAGGTCGGTGGCAACACCGGCAACATGGTCGAGAAGTCGCGCACGGCCCTGGAGGAGGGCGGCGGGGATCGTGTCGTCTATGAGTACGACAGTACCGTCGAATTCATCGAGTCGAATGGCCCCGGAACATTCTCTCTGGTCAGCCCGGTGGCGTTTGTTCAGCGGCAAAACTGGATGGTCGGCGTGTTTTTCGATGGCGAGGACCCAGTGCCTGGATACATCAGGATCACCTCGACTGGAGGGTCCTACTGGAGTGTCGAGCTGGAGACGGTGCAGCCGGAAATCCTCATCCAGTATTACGACGGGTCGACCGTCATCGAGCAACTCGGGCAATCCATGTACAGGGGGGGAGGCGGGTTTTCGGGCAGTTGCACTATCGCCTGGGACGGCCCAGGTGCGCCCTGGTCACGTTCTTTCAACTACGCGACCAGCAGCGCCATCGTGGGCCGTAACGTGACAACCGACTACACGTTCAACGGTCAGAGTGCGTCTGGTACCGGCGCCTGGTCGAACGTCGGTGAGCCGATCGTTCCTCAGCTCATCGGCGACCGTGGCGGGCGTTTGCCCTGCGTCGAGGCCGGATACGGCAATTTCACGCTGATCACCTACATCGTCCCCTACAGCAACAACCTGGTCGGCATCGCCGAACAGAAAAACATCGAACCAGGGAAATTCATCGCCGCGCTGACTCCGGAAGGCTATTTCGCCGCTGGCGGCGCCCTGAGCCTTGAAAATTACGAGCATTACGGCAGCTACCACCCATTCACCGGCGAAGTGGTGGTGGGCTCCTCGCTCCCCGTGAACTTCATCTAACCCAATCAACTCAAGGAGTAGCCAGCCATGCAGCCGGCCCGCCAAGACCTGCGCGTCACCCCGGGCGCGACCTATCGAGACACGATTCGAATCATGCAGCCGGACTTCGCCTACCGGGCGATCACCGGCATCGCGGGCGCCCCGGTTGTGTTGACCGTGCCTGGCCATGGCCTGGACGCCGACTGGCCGGTATGGGTGCGTGGCGCCCAGGGTATGCCTGACCTCAACCGGGAGCCTGGCCGGCAGTTGCCGCACCGCGCTCGGCTTATCGATGTCGACACGTTGGAAATCAACAATCTGTCGGCCTCTGCACTGAAGCCCGCCGGCGGCGAGCTGGTCTACCACCTCCCGGTCAACCTGGCCGACGCCGAGGCATTCTTCCGCATCTACTCGGGGACCAAGCTGGTGCTTGAGCTGGGCCTGGGCGCCGGCCTGGCGCTGGTATCGGCCGGAACGCTGACTCGGAAAATGACCGCTGAGCAGACAGCCCAGTTCAGCGCTGGCGGCTTCTCGTACACGTTCGATGTGCACTACCCGGGTGTTGTTACCCGGTACTTCGAAGGAGACCTGGTATGACTGGACCGCCCGTAGTCATCACATTCGATATCGAGAACCGGGAAACCACGCAGATCGAGCGTGAGTACGCGGTGGCCCTCGAAACGCCGCAGGTGGAGGTCATCACCATCGGCGGTCAGGGGCCGCCAGGCATCGACGCTGTCGAGATCAGTTCCGATCCGGATAACCGGCTGACCTTGGGTAGCGACCGGAAGTTGTACGTTTCAGATGATTTAACCCCCGATCCACTTCTCTATTACATCCTTGCTAGGAGCTGAATATGTCCCTTGATATCAAACTGAAAGTCCTTTCCGAAGCCATTGGCGCCGACGTGAAAGCGCTGAAGAACAGCCAGGGCGACCTGACTTCGCTGTCGACCACCGCGAAAGCCAACCTGGTGGCCGCGATCAACGAGCTGTACACGCTGCTCGGCTCGGCTGGCGCGAAGATCGATGACACCGCTGGTACTGGTGCAACCAGCGTCACCTGGTCCGCTGACAAGAGCGTGGACTATGTGGCCACGGCGATTGCCACTCTGAAGGATTCGCTCCTTGATGGTGCCGGTGCTGCATATGACACCTTCAAGGAGCTGCAGGACCTGATCGTCGGCGACCAGACCGCGCTGACCGCCCTGGCTGACTCGGTGGCCAAGCGTGTCCGTTTCGACTCGCCACAAACCCTGTCGGCGGTGGAGCGAGCCCAGGCCTGTGCGAACATCGGCGTGGGCGATCCGGAGCACGACTTCCTCGCCGACTACGTTGCTGCGAAGGCCTGACCATGAGCCTCGTCTTGCGGATCGTCCGCTTGGCGGAAGGGATTGCCGCCGATATAAAGGCGCTGGCCCAGGGAAAAGTCGATGTAGTTCCTGGCTTGGGGCTCTCGGCGAACAACTACACCGGCCAGGAGAAAACGAAACTTGCTGCGCTGCCGCCCCAAGCCCTGGCCTCGATGGTCCGCGCGGCAACCCTGAACATCGGCGCAGCGGATGCCCAGGTGGTCCAAGTCACCGGCACCGCCGGAACAATCAGCGCGTTTGATAATGCGGCGATTGGCGTTCGGCGACTGATTGTCACCGCCGGGCCGGCGAAGACCTTTGTGAACAGCGCCTCCATGATCTTGCCGGGCGTGCAAACCTCACCACTCAAGCAGGTACGGCCATTGAGTTCCTGTCGCTGGGGGATGGGGTGTGGAGGGCAACGTCTGTGACGCTGCCCACAGGCCTGGCAGTGGTCGGCACGCCTTGGGCTGGGGGCACCCTGAGCAAGGCAATCGTGGATGCGCCTCGCGGCTCGATTGACGTGGCAGCAACGACGGATATTGGCTCGATTGACAGGAATACGCTGGTGCTGACCGGCGGCCCGGCCAACATCGCATCATTTGGCAGTGCGCCGGAAGGAACCTGGCGCCGTTTGTGGTGCCAGTCTGTTGAGACGGTGATCAAGGCGGGTGGCGATATCTACACGCCGGCGTCGGCGGACATAACACTGAGTTTCGGCGACGTAGTCGAGTTCTTGGCGCTTGGTGCCGGCGGTGGCTGGGTTTGCCTGAACTATCAGGCAAACGGGGGGATGGTGGCCGGGGCATCTGGCCGACTTGGCGCACTACCATCCGGTAGTGCCCGTGCGATTCTCGAACTCGGCGCCAACACTGTGGGCAACCCCCGCAGCGCGCCACTGAAGTTCAACCCAGGTGCCAACATGGCTATTCCAGAAAACGGCGCTTTCGAGTACGACGGCAGCCACCTCTATTTCACGATCGGCGGAGTCCGGAAGACCTTGGTTTGAGGTCCGGCCTCCGCACCCAACTGATCCCGTCTCGGCGGGTATTTTTTTGCCTGGAGAAAAGCATGTCGATCAACCAGCAGCAGTTGCTGCGAATTCTCCCAAACGCCGGCCCCGCAGCCGGCGTTTTCGTTTCCTTGCTGGCCACCGCGATGCAGCGCTATGCGATCGTCGGCCAGCTGCGCGTGGCCGCGTTCATCGCTCAGGTCGGGCATGAGTCCGGCCAGTTGCGCTACATGCGGGAAATCTGGGGGCCGACTCCGGCGCAGCTCGGTTACGAGGGCAGGAAGGACCTGGGAAACACGCAGCCAGGTGATGGTTCGAAGTACCGGGGCAGGGGGCTGATCCAAGTCACCGGCCGCGCGAACTACGCGGTGTGCGGTGAAGCCCTGGGCATGGATCTGATCAACCAGCCTGAACTGCTCGAGCAGCCAGGGCCAGCGTGCATGTCCGCCGCATGGTGGTGGGCCACACACGGCCTGAACACGCTCGCCGATGCCGGCAACAACAAGGATATCGGCAGCATCATCAACACCGGACGGCCGGGGCGGACGCCAAACGGCGCTGCTGACCGCCAGGCTCTCTACGAAACCGCGCTGAAGGTGCTGCCATGAATGAACAGGTCGCGAAGCTGCTCGGGTGCCTGGTGCTGGCCCTGGCACTTATCGGCGCGGGTGCCGCTGCAGCATGGAAGTGGCAGGCCAATGCCTACGACAAGCTCCTTGCTGATCAGGGGGCAGCCTACCAGGCTGACCTGTCCTCGATCGCCGCCGCTGGTGTCGAGCAGGCCCGACAGGCGCTTGAACAACAACAGGTAGCGCAGCAGGCGCTGGCCGACCTCGATGCAAAATCTACCCGGGAGAAAGCTGATGCACTGGCCCAAAACGAATTGCTCCGCCGGCTGTATGGCGGCTCGCAGGCTGATAATGGAAAGCTTCGTGCTGATGTTGCTGCTGGTCAGCGCCGGCTGCGCATCGCCGGCACATGTTCAGTCGGTACCGGTGGCGGGAATATGCCCCAGGCCACCAGCGCCACCAGCCTGGGCGATGCAGTCACCGTCGAACTCGCTCCAGCTACTGGACGAACTGTTTTCGATATCCGCGCCGGCATTGTCAGCGACCAAGCAGCCTTGAAAGCGCTGCAGGCTTATGTGAAAAGGGTGTGCCCTCTGCCGACCCAGGCCAATGAATGACATAGTAGGGTGAGCCGAGGACTCACGTCGTGAGAGGATTTTCTTTGGTTAAAGGAGCTTTTGATTGCAAAGTATTTCAACCTCTCCTTGACCAGCAGGTCAAATCGGCGTATCCCGGACAGACACTTTATTGACAATTAGCTGTTGGTCGGGAGCTTCCATGCATCACTTGCACGACCAAATGCTAGATGGCATCCCTCTTATGCGGAGGGCCCTCGCAGCTCTGTCCCTGTACCAGGAGGCTCGTAACTCAAGTGCGCCGTTCCAGCAGGTAGAGCTTCTCAGAGTTGAGGCTGCGTGGCTCTTCGATGCAGCGAGCGATTACCAACTGAGCATCTTAAGCGACTATTTCGCTCTTGATGCCCTACCGAGATGCTAGAGGTGTGCTTCATCTGTGGTGTGCCCGCTGCTTGGTCTCGCTCCTTGGGAGCGTGGGAGGAGCTGTGCCTGTTGTGGGCTCTACCGCGTGTCGAGAGCCCTGCTTTCCGAGATGCAACTCAATCACCGGGAATTTGATGCCGTCAGGACCAGACGCTGGCTTGCCTTCTGTCGAGCCTCAGACCCGCTTCCGATGATCACTGCTGCAAATGCATTCACTCTGGCGAGTCGAGCACCGCCAGGCTCAGGTTGATGAACTCGAGGTTGTTGTCGAGCGCTCCCAGCGCCGATCGGATGTTCTTGGCAGTTTCAACGGAGCCTCGCTGCTCGACCCAATTGGTCAGCTCCTCGACTGCTGCGCCCAAGGCCAGTTGGTTTTCGTTGAGTTTAGCGATTACCGCGATAAGCAGGTTTTTGTTTGACAT